TGCCATGGCCTCCAATCCGGGTTGTTGTGCTTATACCAACGATTGATATAATTCAACAATGGGATGTGGATCCATGGCATCTCACTCGAGTCAAACCTGGAATAATCACCATCAAAGGTGGCCTTTCCCGCACTAGCTAAAGCTTGTGCGATCATAAACCACTCTTTGTAATGATTAATCCCAGGTGCCATACCGTTCTTCACATAAGTGTCAAACATCGCAGCCATGAATGCACCAAAATACATCCGGACTGCGATAGTGTAGTCAAGCGGCGCGCCTGAGATGACGCGCGTCGAAACACTCTCGACCTTGTGTAAAGGACGGAGTTCATCCTTAAGAAAGTCTGTGCACAAATGCAACAGACGCTCTCCCATCTTTGCATGTGCAATGATGGCATCTACATCACGTCTTACCACAGCCAAATTCACATTGGCTTCACTAAAGTCAACGTCGCCCTCATGTCCGAGGAACGCCGTTTTCCCTGGTAACTGAGGCGTAACAAACGAGGCATACTTGTACCCTGCTGCTGTCTTCCTGTTGATAGGCTTCATCTTCCATTGTACTGGAGGAACGATAGCCTCTTCAAAAGAAAGCAAGCAACGAGGATGATTCTCAGTTGCCTCCCAATGCTTCTGCATAGCCAAATTGACTATGGGTTCCATGTCCTCAGGTGACTTGCACACCAAATCAGTCTGGTATGCAGCCAATCCCTTGGCCATGGGTTCAACCCAAACACCATCCACTTCCTTTGGTCGTAAAACCGCAGGAGCAGATGGAGCAGGGCCAAACACTTGGTCCTTCTGCATCTGAGATGGCTTAAGGCTCGTTTTAGTTGGCATGTTCACCGGTTTTGGTAAAACACCCACCAACTCAAACGAACCCTGAGTAATGCCACGCTGATCCAAAGCTGTCTGTAACTCGACAAGCTTTTGACCAGTGGGCAAAGGATACTCTTCATCAAGAACTGTCGCTCCTACGTCACAGAAAGTGTTGAGCTGTGTGTACAACTCCCTGGCAACTTCCTGGGACACAATGGTAGAGAAACCTTCACGTCCGTGAATGTTATCTCTACCAGCGCTGTGCATTCCGATGATACAACGACCACCGAAATGCCTGCTCTCAGCCA